TACCGAATTGCAATAGAAATCGCTCGCAACAACCAAGACCGTTCTCGTAAACTACTATTTAAGATAATGGAAGAGAATATTGAAGGGTGGTGGGACTAAAACAGATAGATTATGATGGAATTCTATGAAATGATAGATTTAGCAATGGCTAACGAGTTAGGAGTTGATATAGAAACCTATATTGACGTAATTGAAAATAAATGCACACTAGAAGAAGCAGATGCTATCATTGATATCATCTGGAAGCAAGGTGATATTGAAGAAGCCAAGCGATTGTTTAACCAAGTAAAAAATAAAAATGATAACACCACAATCAATTAGAAAAGGAATCATCATCAAGTTCGATGGTGTAGTAGTAGACAAGAAAACAGTCATTGACGCTAGTGAAGGGTGGAATCCAAACCACGAAACACTATTCAAAAAATTACTTAAACAAGGCGGCTCATTTAAAATCAACGGAGTATTAGTTTCAGTAACACCTGAAGAAAAAACATTCAACTCACGAGGTGATAAAGATGGAGGTATCCAACAAATAGATGCATTTGCTCGTTTTTAAAGGAATTGGATTCTCAAAATAGAATTCGTATAATTACTATATAAAAATAAAAGTTATGGATATATTAAACTTAGTAAACCTAGAAAGGTCAGAAATTAAATATAAAATCTCCAAGTTTCCGGATGGACAACAAACGATAGATTTAATTAATTGGTATTCTATTAATGACGGGGGAGACAATGCAATTCAAATCAGCACTAGACTCAATTCATTTCAAGATCTTGAAATTTTAATTTGTGCCGTTCAAGCAATTCGCAATGTGACATCACGTAAAATTGAATTATATGTTCCATATTTTCTAGGTTCCCGTTCAGATCGTAAATTTGTTAATGGTGGAGTAAATTATTTAAAGCAAGTAATTTGCCCTATTATAAATTCATTAAACTTTAGCAAGGTTGATGTTTTAGATCCACATTCAGATGTGCTAGAGGCATGTTTAAATAACTATGAAAAAACCAATAACCATTTCCTAGTTGCATTAGCTCTTAATAACATCTGCTCAGATATGATAGGAAGTGTATGTTTAGTAAGTCCCGATGCTGGTGCTTATAAAAAAGTATTTGATGTTGCTAAGGAATTCAATATTGAAAAAATTATCACAGCAACTAAAGTACGAGACCTTAAAACAGGACAAATTCTTCATACCGAAGTACCAACATTGGATCAACATAATGATATCAAATATGTTATTGTAGATGATATCTGTGATGGTGGTCGTACATTTACTGAAATTGCAAAAGCAATTAAAGCAAGTCGTCCAACTGCTAAAATCTATTTAGTTGTTACCCACGGTATTTTCAGTGGAGGGTTTTATGAACTTGATGAATTATTTGAGGGTGTGTTTTGTACTAATTCTTACGAAGATATTAAATCTAAAGTAATTGAAGATAAAGGATCTACAACAAATAGTAGAGGATCTAGCATCACAAAACCAAATTTTGTAACACAATTCAACGTATTCTAATGATTGAAATTCGATACAAAGATATAGACCCAGACACGGGTGAAATATCGAGGGATGAATTGATTTGCACGTGTCCTAATGAGATGCTAACAAATTGGGTCTACTCAGCACTTGTACGAGACATGTCATTAGACTATGATGAACCAAATAGAGAATTTTATATAAAAAAACATGAAAGTAATTAAACCACCACACTCCATTACAACAAGAACACTAGGTCATCCAACAATATTCTTAGCAGGAAGTATTGAGATGGGTAAGGCAGAAGATTGGCAAACCGAGATAGAAACGCTCTTTAAAAATACCAATCGGGTAACGTTATTTAACCCTCGCAGAGAAGAATGGGATACATCTTGGGCACAGGATATTGAGAACCCACAATTCTACCAGCAAGTGAATTGGGAGCTCAATGCGTTAGAAAAAAGTGATTTGATCTTTATGTACTTTGCACCTGAAACAAAATCACCAATATCATTGTTAGAGTTAGGGTTATTTGCACATACTGGAAAAATGATTGTATGTTGTCCTGAAGGCTTTTGGAGAAAAGGCAATGTTGATATTGTGTGTGATAGATATAACCTCCCCCTCTTCACAGATTTCACTGCCGCAACATCTGCGTTGTATCAAAAATGGCTAGGATTACAAAAGTAATATTTGGAGAATCCAAAAATCATTCGTATATTTAATTTAAATAAAATAAGGAATATGAACCCATTATTATTAACAGACGGTTATAAAACAGGCCACCACCAACAATATCCAAAAGGAACAACGTTGGTTTATTCAAACTTCACACCACGTAGCAACAAGTATGCTCCAAAAGGGTGTGATCAAGTAGTATCATTTGGTCAACAAATGGTAATGAAACAAATTCATGAAGCATTTGAGAAAGAGTTCTTCCATCAACCAAAGGAGCATGTATGTGGAGAAATGAAACGTGAATTGTCAATGTATTTGAACACTGACTATGATGTATCTCACTTTGAAGCGCTTTGGGACTTGCAATATCTTCCAATTGCAGTTAAAGCATTACCTGAAGGTACATTGGTTCCAATTAAAGTACCTGTATTGACTATTTACAATACACACCCGGATTTCTATTGGGTAACCAATTACTTGGAAACAATTTTATCCAACTTGCTATGGAAACCAATGACATCAGCTACTATTGCTCACCAATACCGTAAAGTATTGACTAAATGGCAAGAAAAAACCGATGCTGAAAAATCATGGTTCATTGATTGGCAAGGCCATGACTTCTCAATGCGTGGAATGGATAGCGTTGAAGCAGTCATTAGTTCAGGTGTAGCTCACTTAACTTCATTTATGGGTTCAGATAGTTTACCTGCTATCTATGGAGCACGTAAATACTATGGAGCTAAAGATGCTGTTTGTGGTTCTGTAAACGCAACCGAACACTCAGTTATGTGTGCTGGAGGTAAAGAGGATGAAGTAGAAACATTCCGTCGTTTGCTAGAAACATACCCAACAGGAATCTTATCAGTTGTATCTGATACTTGGGATTTGTGGAAAGTATGTACTGAACACGTAGTTACATTGAAAGAAGAGATTATGGCTCGTGATGGTAAGTTGGTTATTCGCCCTGACTCAGGCGATCCAGTTGATATTCTTTGTGGATTAAACGTAATGACTGAGGAGGAGTTTATTGAATTTGTATACTCAAGTGATTACGATTACAATACTGATGGAATTGGTGTCTTAAAAGACGGTAAAGTCTATGAACCTGAAGTTATTACTTGGCCCGACGGATCTACAGAATTTGCAGGTGCTGATATAGATAGCAAACCTTTTACAATACCTGAGCAGAAGGGAGTTATCGAATTGCTTTGGGATGTATTTGGTGGAACTGTCAATGAACAAGGTTATAAAGTACTAGATCCACATATTGGAGCAATTTATGGTGATTCAATTACAATTGATCGCGCAGATGAGATTTGTGCTCGATTGGAAGCTAAAGGATTCGCTTCAACAAATGTAGTATTGGGTATCGGTTCATTTACATATCAATACAACACTCGTGATACATTTGGATTTGCTATGAAAGCAACTTATGTTGAAGTAAATGGTGAAGCAAGAGAAATCTTTAAGGATCCAATCACAGATGATGGGACTAAAAAATCAGCAACTGGTTTATTAAGTGTCCATAATGGTGATGGTTCTTATGTTTTGATTGATCGTACCAATTGGTTAGGTGAGGATTCTGGAGATTTACAAGTAATTTACCACAATGGTCAATTTAAAAATACAACAACATTAGACGAAATTCGTGAACGCTTAAAATAAAATATATGGGATTTTTTTCAAACATTATCAGTGCAACAGTTAAAACAGCATTAACACCTGTTGCCGTAGTAAAAGATGTAGTAAATGTAGCTACCGGAGAGGAAGCAAATGCAACTAAAAAGTTAGTTAGAAGTGCAGGTGAAGATGCTGCAGATGCATTTGATGATTTAGGTGACGGTGAAATGTAAACAAGATGAAAAGTATTAACACAGTAATGAAAGGCTTGGCAATTACAACAACCTTTATTATATTAACGAGTTTTTTAGGCGAATATGTTATAAGCCGAGAAGTAAATGGTTACCTCCAAATGGCCGCAATTGGAGTATGGCTTTATGTAAGTTTGCGGTTATGTAAAATGTTTTATAAATTAATTTAAAAGTTATGATTTCAGGAATTATTTTTGTAGTAGGCTTAATTGTTGCCGGATTGATCTTTATCAAGGGAGAAAAAACAGTTGTAAAACAAGATCGTTGGGGTGATGATCGAGAAGTTGCAAACACCTCATTAATTATTAAAGTGGTTGCTATTTTTGTAATCTCAATTGTTGCAAGTATTGCTCAACCATTTGCAATTGAAAAAGTAGATAGTGGTTATAAAGGTATTAAAGTAAGTTTAGTTGGTTCTCAACGTGGTGTTACAAATTACCAATACAAAACAGGTTGGGTAGTGTATAATACATGGACGGAGCAAATGTTAGAGTTTCCAACGTTCCAACAACACATCGAATATGATGATCAACAAGTAATTACTAAAGGTGGATTCCCAGCTACCATTAAACCAACATTCAACTACTCACTAAAAGAGGCGAATATTGGTGATATGTTTGTGAATTTACGTTTGGATGTTAAACAAGTTGAACAAGGATGGTTGAAAAATGCTATTATTGGAGCTGTGAATGACGTAGCTAATACTTGGGAAGTTGATAGTATTTTTGGTCACAGACAGCAATTTGAAGCTTCGATTGTAGCTGAATGTAATGTAAGACTTGCGAAGTGGTTCAATGTATCTCAGCTAAGAACCAATATAACACCCCCAGAAGCATTGCAAGAAGCCATTATTTCTAAAACAAAAGCAATCCAACAAGCAGAAGCATCTGAGCAACAAGCATTGACAGCAATTGCTGAAGGTAAACGTAAAGTAGCTGTTGCACGTGCCGATTCAGCTGAAACGATCATTAACGCTCAAGCTGCTGCATTAGCGATTAAAATTAAACAAAACCAATTATCGCCACTATATATCGAATATTTAAAAGCACAAGCATGGGATGGTAAATTACCAACCACAGTTGCTGGTAATGGTGGAACGTTTTTGAATATTAAAAACTAAGTAATATGAAATTCTTAGCAGTTATCTTAAGTATATTTTTACTTGCAAGTTGTGATTGTGGTTGTGATGTTCAAGAATATGGAAAACACAAATACCAAAAAGGTGATGTCGTTTACAACAAAATATCAGACATAAAGATCCTTATTTTAGATACACTAAGAGTAGATTGTGAACTATATTATGAAGTTGTTGATACTGATAATGATTACTACCACGTTTCAGAAATTGAATTAAAATAGTTAAGGAATAGGGGGCGTAAGCCCCCTTTCGTATATTCCTAAAAAATTAGGAAATGAAAGCGATTTTAGATAAAAAGAATAGACCCAAACCTGAACCAACATTCATAGTTTTGAATGAATTGGCTCAGGTTTTTTGTGGCTTACGAGGTGGTTATCCTGATTTTAGTGATGATTTTGAATCTGCTAAACCGTTAGAAAGGGATGAGCAAGTTAAAATGATTCAACAAGGGACTTCTTTTAAATTAGAAAAATATTTTCTATAGAGGACAAAGAGATTAAAAGATTAATTCGTATATTGATTTTATAAAAAGAAAAGTTATGAGAGAAGATTTTAAGTTTCCGTATAGAGTAATAACCCGTCAAGAAGAAATTGAAGGTAGTCAAGCATTAGGTTTTATTATTGGGTTAATTTTATTTACCCCTATTGTACTAGTTCATAAAATTTTGAGTGCTATATTGCCATCAACATTGTTAGTATTTGTTTATTTCTTTTTCATTAGTATGGGGGTGTCATATTTTATCTTCAAATAAAATACTTTAGTGAGGGAATAAGAGATTAAAAGATTAATTCGTATATTGATTGTATAATTAAAAAAAGAAAAGTTATGAAAATTACCCAAAGACAAACAACTGGAAAGCGAGGACGCCCAGTAAAAGTACAAAATTTAGTACCTATTCCTTCAGTTATTGATTTTTCGTCAATTACTAGATTGAATAAATTAGACATTGATAAGCGAATGCTTGAAGCAATGTCAACTGGAGTACCTGCTCTAGACACATTGTTTTCACATGAAAATGGAGTGCCATGTGCTACTAATATTATGGCAGTTGGTGATCCTGGGATTGGTAAAACAACAGTAATGCTTGATATTTTAGCATCTGTTCAAAACAAAGGTCGCAAATGTCTATTCATTTCAGGTGAAATGGGTCGTAAACAAATGTTTAAATACACAGAGCGATTCAAACAATTTGGAATTGTAGATACATTGTTTACATCTGATTTTATACAATACAATACAAAGGATGTTATTGAGCAAGCATTTGATATTGGATATGACTTGGTTTTGATTGACTCGATTGCTGAGATTATTGAAGGTGCTCGTGACGATAATGGATGGGATCGTAAAACAGCTGAATCATGGTTAGTTGAATCATGTGTTCGAAACAATAAAGGTGAGAATAAAACAAATAAATTCACTTCATTCCTATTGATCCAGCAAGTAACTAAATCAGGTGAGTTTGTAGGTTCAAACAAATTGAAACACATGACAGACGGAATGCTTGAAATGCGACGTGACTCAGAACGTGACGGAGGTGGATGTTACATGATGTTTAACAAAAATAGAAATGGAAACGTAAATAAGAAATTGTCGTTTGAACTTTCAAACAATAAAATCGACTATGGAATTTTAGTAGATGCTTAAATTTCGTATATTACAATAAATTAAAGATAAAGAAAATGGAAGATTTTGAAGATGAATTACCGGATGAAGCCTATGAGTTGCTAGCCAAAATCCTCCCACTCCACCCAGCAATTGCAAACAGTAGTTTAAACGGAAAAAACAAATGTTATTTGCAGTATGCTTTAGAGGAAGAATTTGACAACGACATTGAAAAACTATTAGAAGACATTCAAAACTTTGCTGTTGACGCAGAAGAATATGAGGTAGCAGCAATGATTAGAGATGCATTAAACAAAGAAAAATAAAGGTTATGGCTAAAAAAGAAAAACACACAATTGAAGTAAGATATTCAGATTTGAAAACACGTTTCAAATCAGGCGAATTGAGTATAGAAGAAGTAGATCAAATCACTTGTGAGTTGATTGCTGAATTAGCAGTGCTAACTGAACGAGGTATAACTGAAATCAATGGTGCATCAATTGATTTATACAAAGATAGAGTTTGGTGGATTGTAGAAAAAGCAGGTCTATTGCCAGAATATCGAGATGAAGAAGATGATGTTGAAGATGAAGGTTTTGATGAAGAAGACGACTACTACAAAGTAGAAGACGAATATGCAATTGAAATAGACGATAGTAAATTTTATAAGTAAAATAAAGTTATGAGCCACGATCACAAAACATGGGAAGAATTCAATAAGTTAGATGTCCCACAAGCAATGATGGCAGCATTATATACATCAATTGAATCTAAATTAAAACCAAGGGGTTCTAATTTTACCCCACCTAAAAAGAAACGTAAAAAGAAAAATAAGTAAAATGGAAGAAGAGGAATGCTGTCCAAATTGTGGTGAATGTGAGAACATTCATACAAATTTTGATTGGAGTCAAAAACATAGACCAGTAGAAGAATATCTATGTAATGAATGTGGAACTTATTTTAAACCTAAAGAAAAAGAATAAATAGTTAGGAGGCGAGAGGAACACGCCCCGAAAGTGGAGAGAACCAATGCCAACGGGACTCACGGAGATACTGCGTCCACAGCTGATGGTATCTTTCACAGGTTCGAATCCTGTCCTGACTACAAAAAAAACAAATAAAATTTGGAGATCTGAAAGATATTTCGTATATTTCAAGTAAGAAAAGAAAGAAAAATTATTTAAACAACAAGAACAATGAGCGGACATTTATGCATTAATATAAGATTTTTTTATTGGCATTTAATGGTTGGTAAAGGGTTTTCTTCCATAACATTTGAAAAAAACGAATATTGGGTAAAACACGGACTGAAAGGAATCAAAAAAATAGAAGTATACACGTGGGATTTTAAACAACAAAAACAATGAAAACAGTACTAAGAATTATTGCATTACCATTTATACTAGTAATTAGCTTTATAAAAGCTGTTATTACAAATACTAAGAATTTATTTAAACAATTTTTTAAACAACAAGACCAATGAAAAACATACACGTATTACCAACAAACAAACCAAGTAGAGTTTTTAACACCAATAAAGGGGAGTACCACTTTAGAGAACACTACGTTCCTGATACAATCCAAACTTGTAAAAATTATAACATCTATATCACTTCTGATGAAGAAATTAAAGAAGATGATTGGTTCTATGATACTATATACGAGAGTGTTTTTCAATGGAAATCTAATAAACCAAAAGGGGAGTTCCAATCTAAAATCATTCTAACAACAGACCAAGATTTAATCAAAGATGGAGTCCAAGCTATTTATGATGAGTTCTTAGAATGGTTTGTTAAGAATCCAAGTTGTGAAGAGGTTGAGATACAATGTAGGTATAATTTTTATGTAGGTCAAAATTTAACACATTACAAAATAATCATTCCAAAAGGCAATTGAACTAACTAAACAACAAGAACAATGAAAATGGAGAACAACCAATAGTAGACAACCAATTTGAAGATAACAAAGGTCTAACCAAACGTGAGTATTTTTCAGGGTTGGCAATGCAGGGAATGGTAATGAGTGATTTGAAATTTGAGGATATGGCACACGATGCTGTAAAAATGGCAGATGCCTTACTTGCAGAACTAAGAAAACAAGAATATAAAACTAAACAACAAGAACAATAAATTCTAATATGTATAACCGTAGAGTTGCGGCTACGGTGTAAAATATTTAAACAAAACCTCAATGGAAAGTAGAGCCCGCAACCTCGAAATCCGTTGAGGTTCTTTTTTCAAATGAAAAAATGTACAAAAATATATCTTGTAACAAATTGTTATGGTGATCCTAATAAAGTTTATATTGGAAAAACTACAGGATCTAGAAGATCCAAACATACCCAAACTTATGGAAAATATATAATATACACTTATATAGATGAAATAGATAGTTTGTTTAGAAAAGATTGGGAACCTCTAGAAACATATTGGATTGAACAATTCAGACAATGGGGATTTGAAATAGTTAATTTAAGAAAAAAGGGTGGAGGTGGACCTGAATTTAGAGATGAAGCGTTTAAGGAGAAAATGAGAAAACCCCATACAGAAGAACATAAACAAAGTTTACGTAAACCAAAATGTTATATGCCTTTAAAAGGTCCAAGATCTCTAGAAACAAAACAAAAAATTGGATTAGCTAATTCAAAACCCAAACCTAAAGGGTTTGGTGAAAACCACAGGATAAAAATGACAGGAAAAATCTCCCCTAAAAAAGGAACAGGCCAACCAGTCATTCAAATGGATGTAAATAATAATCCTCTTAAAGAATGGGAAAATGTAACAATCGCCTCAAATTATTTCAATAAAAAACCAAACCAGATATATGATTGCTGCTCAGGAAGAGCAAAAACAGCTTATGGTTTCAAATGGAAATTTAAAGAAAATTTGGAGATTTGAGAGAAATTTCGTATATTAAAGTATAAATAAAGAAAGAAAAATTAAAAAAAGAAAGTTATGTTAGATATCAAGCAAACAGAATTTATGAGTGTTGAACAGATAAAAAAACAAACCCCATCAATCTTCACTAAAACAGCCGCCCCAACAGTTTCAGACAAGTTTACACATATCCCAACGTTTAAAGTAATAGAGGATATGTCTCAACTGGGGTGGAATGTTGTTGATTGTAAAGAAGTTAAAGCCCGCAAAGAGGGAACAAAAGGATTCCAAAAACACTTAGTTGTATTCCGCAACCCAGATGTAGTAATTAATGGTGCCGATGGCGACACAGTATTTCCACAAATCCTATTAACAAATTCAAATGATGGTAAAAATGCATTTACGTTTACAGCAGGCCTATTCCGTATGGTATGTGAGAATGGTTTGGTTATTTCAACTGAGCAATTCAATGATGTAAAAATGCGTCACATGGGCTACACATTTGAGGAATTGCAAGCTCAAATTCGTGAAATGGTTGAGCAGTTGCCTTTGACAGTTGAGTCAATGAACAAAATGAAACAAATCCAATTGACTGAAGAACAAGCTCAAGATTTGGCTAAAAAAGCATTGACAACTCGTTTCACAGAAGATCAAGTTGAAAATATTCAAATCGATTTGGATCAATTGCTTGAGCCAACACGTGATGAAGATAAAGGTACTGATTTATGGACTGTATTCAACGTGATCCAAGAAAAAATATTGAATGGTGATTTCAATTACATTTCAGGTGTTAAACAACGTAAAGCACGTAAAGTGAAAAACTTTAAACAAGACATGGAAATCAACCAAAAATTGTTTGCAATGGCAGCTGAATTCGTAGCTGCCTAAGCAAAAAATAGAAGGCAAGCGGAAGCCACAATCAGGATAGAGGCATCAATGACCCTGTGAGTGGACGAGAGAGACGAATTGCAATAAGCTCTCGCCTTCTATTACCTAGTCAGGTAATGCGTAATGTGAAAATGGTATCACACCCTGAAAACACCACGGTCCATAAGCACTTGGACGCGAGAAGTTATAAAGGTTGCATCGTTGCAGGTTCGAATCCTGTCCTGACTACGCTGCTCTTCATAACAGTAGTTTTCTTTTTTACCCCGCCTTGCAGAAATGCAGGGCGGGTTTTTTAACAAAGGAATAGGTTTAGCAAAAGAAATTTCGTATATTAAAGTATAAATTTAAAAAAATGAGCAATAACAACAATTCATCAAGCGGTTTAGGTTTAGGTGTGATCCTATTTTTGATATTCATGACTTTAAAATTAACAGGAAACATCACTTGGTCATGGTGGTATGTAACTCTCCCTTTATACGGACCAATTCTACTAGCTATTGCAATAGTAGGTATAGTAGCATTAGTAGCCTACAACAAATATAAACAATGAGAAAACCACTACCAGTAGTAGAATCGTTTGGTAGAAACCGAATTACACCGCGTTACAATCAAGGTCATAACATGAAAAAAATGGTTGGACGTACATTGCGATGTAATTTTTTTCCAACATTGCGTGGTAGATTGCTTTACACACAAAATGAACGTTGTTATTTTGTTATAGTAGAAAACGATGAATGGCCAAAATACAACGGATGTGCAGGTCAAGTAGAATATTTAAATGAATATACAGTAGCAACAATGAAATTTGAAGATGAATAGAGAACAAAAACAAGAACAAGCAGTAATTGACTTGGTCAATAAAATGTTTGAAATAGCAGGTCATCAAGTCACATACGATGATGTTAAAGATCGTCAAGACAATTGGTTTCAGGAATGGACTATGACTGTTGAGCAAAATGAAGAATGGCAAGAATGGGGTAGAAAATACTTTATGAAAAAATTCCGTATGCCATCAAAACGAGCTGAAATGGAAATGCAGTGGGCAGGTTTAGCTTGGGGATTGAAATTTTCCAATATGGAAGAATATATAGCAAATAAAACAAAGGAATAGAGATCGTCAGATAGATTTCGTATATTCCATTAAACAACAAGAACAATGAAACAGACAGCAGTTGAATGGCAATTTGAACAAATGTTTAACTCTTTTGAAAAATTCAATAATGGAGAATGTACATTTAATGACTATCTCAAAAGAAACTTAGAAATTAGAGAACAAGCAAAAGAAATTGAAAAGTATCAAATTATAAATGCTAATATTGGTGACGGATTAAGTCCGGAACATAGAGAAAAAGCAGAACAATATTACAATGATAAATTTAAACAACAATAAAGGAATAGAGATCGTCAGATAGATTTCGTATATTCCAATAAATTAAAGAAAATATGTCAATAGTTCGATTTATAGCCGATTTACATTTATCACACGCCAACATGGCTAAGCGCCGTGGTTTCTCTAGTATAGAGGAACACGACGAGCACATCATTGCCAAATGGAATAGTGTGGTAAACAAACGAGACGTTACCTATATTTTAGGTGATATCACAATGGAGAAATCCGCTCCATACCCGTTACTTGATCGTTTAAACGGTATAAAACACATCGTTTTAGGAAACCATGATCGCCGTCAAGACACTAAAAAACTATTTCAGTATGCTGAAAGTGTAGGGGCAATGATCAACTACAAAGGAGTATTTTTAACTCACTGTCCAATCCACCCAGATGAACTTACCTATGGTATACCAAAAAACATTCACGGACACATCCACGATAAAGTTGTTATGAAGATGCTTGACGGATGGGAAATACCAGATGAACGTTATTTTTGTGTTTCATGTGAGCGAGTAGATTACACTCCAAAATCACTTGAGGACTTAGGTATTCAAAGATAATTTCGTATATTAATTATATAAAAAGAGAATAAAATGAAAGTAG